TCTCTCCCTATTTGTGGTGGATTAAATACTGAGAGTTCGCCTTCTTTATGCCTTTTCATAAAGTAACGCATTTCTTCCGCACCATTCTTATAATTAAAACCATTAACAGGTACTTCAAATTTCGTTGGTGGTGATTCTCTATCCCTTTCGTCTGCGTCAAACCACATCTGAGTTAGTGTAACGCTATCAAAAGCACTGCGTCCTGAAGCCACAAACGCTTCTCTCGCAGTAGTAGGATACTCTTGATGGAATACATTTAGATCACCTTGGCATTCTGGTGATATTATTTTGTTCCTACGCCACTTCAAATTTTCTGGAGTAATTTTAAATACTATATCCCCTTCTTTAGTCTTGTAGGATATTTCTACACCTAGTAGCCCCTTCTCTTCCTCTGCTCCAAATGTAGGGTTATTCCCCATTGTTTTAATAAAACTATCATCTTTCTTTTCTTCTTTAGTTAATTCTGTCTCGTACTCATCAAATACAAACCATGGAAAGAAGATCGGTTTCAATCCTGAATCATCTTTTTCTGCACGCCACCACTCACGTTCAAAGTAATTCCCTACTCCCTTTGCTGTGCTCTCTAGCCATATTTCTGTACCATAGCCCTGCATTACACAGTTCATAAGACCTGTCGCATATTCTTTTGCTCTACTACCCCACCGTGCTACCTCTGAACAATGGAGCATATCAATACCAGCTCCTACAACTTCTGATCCTTCAACAGTACTCATGCCGTAACGAGAGTTAAGACCCTTTCCATCTACCGAACCCCACGTTAACTCTTGCTTACCACTATAGTGAGAAAGGGGTTTAATAAAGTCTGGGTAGTTTTGTTCCATAACCTTAGTCATCTGGAACATCTCTGAGGTTGTATTCTTTGAATGCGTGCAGATATGCACTAATTGGTTAAACATAGTAGCTGCACGTTTAAACATTCTTGCTTGAACATAGGTCGAGATACCAAAACGCCTTGCCTTTAAAACAATAATTCTGACATGGCCTATGTCTTTAAGCTGTTGCTGTGCAACCTCGTGCAATATTTTTTGCACTGAGTTCATCTTGAAAGGGATAAGTTTTTTAGTCCCAAGCTCTTGAATTTTAAGGCAATAATTAAAATAAGCTTTGTGATCTTGCAGCCGATCCATCAGCTCTTGCATTGCTTCTTTGTTAGATTTTTTAGGAGCTACTAATTCCATTAGCTTTACTCATCTCTCTTAATAGTTAGAACATACTCATCATATGGAATAGTACCTTTCTTTATATTACATTCTTTGCAGCATACCGAAAGGTTTTCTTCAGCTATAATCTGTTCTCTGGTATCTAGTCTTGAGATGGGATACATGTGGTCTAGCACCCAATCGCTTTCTGGAGCCAGCCTCTTTCCACATAGATAGCATGGGGCTGTTTCATGGTCACTCTCTTTTGCTTTAATCCAACACTTTACATACGTAGTCCTATTGTAACCACCCTTACGTAGTCTTATCTTGCCTTCCTCTTTAGCTCTGTAGAATGCTGCCTTGTCCTTACAATTACGGTTGCAATATTTCTGTGTACCTGATGCACGTGGTTTTGAAAAATATTTTTTCTTGCAATATTCACAGAACTTTAACATTATACTAGCGTGCTCATGAATCTTGCAATTAAGATTGCATCTGATATGCCGTGGTCTTTCTTTCTAGTTAGTTTTATATCAGGATAAAGTTGGTTAACCTTCTGAATAGACGAACCTTTTTCTTTAGGCATGTCTGCAAGTATAGCTTTCTTCCAGGATGGAGGTCGTATCAAGATGTACGGCAAGCCCATGCCCACGCACAGCCCCCTCAGAAAACCGTAACTAGCCATATATCTGCCACTCGATACGATCCCCTGGTTCGGCATCGTTTGTGATTTCTCTATACCAACTATAAGGTTGTCATACTTCGGAGAGAACCTAGCAAATATATTATGTAACTCAGGTTCATTAAGCTCCCTTTTCTTTGCAACCTCAATGATCGGCATATCTTGATAATGAATAACATTTAATTTCTTATCTAATACTGCTAACGCTCCAGAAAATCCTGGATCAATACCCAAGTACATCCGACACCCCCCATATCCTAGATAGTTCAGCCTGAATTTTCTTTTCTTCTGATTCAGGAAGTTGCCAAGGGGAAACGCTATCATCATTTTTCACAACGATCTCATCACCATACCTAGTAATCTCACCTCCCTTATTTAAGAAATCTTCTACCGCACTTTTAAGTTCTAGCCTTTCAGGAGTCTTAGAGTTTACAAACGAAGCTTTAGTTACTGTCCTTTCACCAAAAGTTGGAGACCCCCAGCTTGGCATAAACCTAGCTGCAGAACATCGCATCTTTGGATTATTAGCTGTAGCCTCACGCTTAGCAGCTCTACGTTTATTATTTTCTACTTGCCAGCAATGTGCATTGCAATATTTTTGTCTACTAGTTTTAGGTATAAATGAAGTACAACATGTAGCGCATTTAATTAAATCGTGGACAAGTCTGCTTCTTCTTATTTTTGCTATCTCAATTTTTTGAGAATACGAACATCTGTCACAACAGTAACGTTGTCGGTGAGCTGGTAATTCTCCTTTGCAGAAAGAACAACGCTTTATACTCTGACGAATTTTATGCGCTAGTGGATTCATTTACCCTCCATCTCAACCATAGTAAACATAGTGCCTACATTATCTGCCATGTCTAAAAAATATGAATCAGCTTTTAAGTTTTTATTTTCGGCAGTAGCAATAAGATCTGCATATGGGACACCCGTCTTCCAAGATGTAGCTGCCGAAGCTAACATTAACGCAAGCATAGCTCGTGAATCCATAATCATTTTCTGTTCTTCTTTAATCTGAGCTGGGGTCTGTTTCTTTCTTGGCATTTGGTTCCTTTGTGAATACGCCTTCGATTACATCCTCTACTTGAGGATTCATTTGAACATCTAATTGTTTAAGAGCATCCTCAACCCTGAAGACATTCTCATTCTTCTGCTCGATGTATTTGTACTCATTAGGCATAGCTAATGCGATACGCTCACTCCTAATGATATCCATCACTGTCTTTGCCTTTGCTGATAGCAACTCCACCTCTGCCTTCTCGTTAGAGAGAAGCACCATCTCTTTCAACTTATTAAGCTCATCTAAATGCTGGTCTGATATAGTTGCTCTTGAGTCTGCATACTTCTTTATCATCTGGGTATGTACGTTAGCCAGAGCGTCCTCTCTCTTGCAGGCATACTCCCAGTCCCCCGCAGTAACATAGCTCTGCAATGTGCTTCGCCATATACCGTACTTGTCTACTATCTGCCCTCTAGTGAGAAGACCTGACTCGTAGTCAACCTTAATCGCAGCCCTCATAACAGCTCTGTGGTGAGCCTTCTCATGCTTTGACCCAGTAGTAACTTTAGTGGTGTTCTTATTGCCCTGCTTCTTTACCTTAACTCTAGTGCCAATTTTACTCTCCATGGTTGTATAAGCTTACAAAGTTGCAAAATTTGATGGGGATGTCGTAGAAATCTTCACCAGCAGGATTGCGGGTGTTGGAAATGTTCTTGATGTACTTCTCTTTTAAGTTAACTCCGTTTACTAAGACTGCCTGACTACAATCATTATTCAATACCCAGAATATTAATCTGTCAGACAACCCCAGCAACGATCTCTTTCTCACAGGAATATGTACAGTAGGCCAATGCTTATTCCATTTTCCAGACCAACCTGATTTTATTTCAACCTCGTGATGCTCTTCTACGGTAGCCTTGATGTCGGCCTTGTAATCTTCTGTGTCAGGGTTAAGAGTGAGACCCTTATTCTCTAACCAGCCCCTTACCGCATCTTTAGCTCGTTGATCAAACTCCATGTACTGATCACGAAAAAATACTATAAAAACCCCCTCATTCCCTTCATTAAATCTTCAATAGGTATCTCGCCCATTTCCTGTAGACCATCATCTAACTGCTGCGCTCTGTGAGTAGGATGGCGCAACTCTTCTTCTTTTTGCTTCTTGAGCTTGTTTAATAAATTAACTTCCTTAGCTTGTACCTTCTGGTTATGCCAGTAGAGTGCATCGCCTTTTAGTGGGCCACCCTTATCCCAATGAGAAGGTTGTGGTACAAACGCTATCCCTAAACCAAGTATCGTAAATATTAATATTAAATTGTACATAATGCAATCCTTTAAGATTCGTGCTCAGGCTTTGGTTGGGTATAGTATAATTCAAATTGTGAAATAGTGTCAAGTATTATTTTATGCGGCCTTGTGTTAGAAGGGGTTGGGGTCAAAAAAGTTGGGGGGGTAGATAAGAGAGTAGGAGTCCCATATATATATTAGTACGGGTGGGTGATCGCCCCTGGGGGGGGTCTTGCGTCATGCCTGTGATTACACAAATCCTTTTTTTAGTATCCTATCAAATCTTTATTTTCCTGCAAAACCCTTCGTCTCGAATTTTCTACATTTTCGTAAAGTTCTGCTATACTGGAAACAGATGTCAGGAGATATTCTCCCACGACATCAGGCACATACACGCATTATGCGTGTGTGTTGCAGGGCAACATTGCCCACGCACACTCGTACACGGAGACACGATGAGTGAATTAAACGCAGAAATCCTAAAAACCCTTCTGGCTATTCAGGCCAACCAAGAGCTGTTACTAGCCCAAAGCGGTGACAAGCACGAGTTCATCCAGCCAAAGGCTGGGAAGAAGAAGGCGAAGAAGACGGAGCTCCCGAAGTGGGATTTTCTCCGGGCCGGCAAGGGTAAGGCGAAGCCTCAGGTAAAGGCGAAGCCGAAGGCTAAGAGCCTAGCGAAGCAGTCTTTCGACGGAGCGAAGCTCTTGATGAAATCCTGTGGATACCTGGCCGATTTTCACAAGGCTTTCAAGGCGTACAAGGAAAAGCATAACCTTGTAGGCACAGTCGAGAAAGAGCGTTACTATGAGGCGTATGTAGCTTGCTACAAAACCATGCCTTTCGTCGTAACGTCCTAGTCCCAGACCCCTACTGCTAACGTGGTAGGGGTTTTTTTTATGTCTACTGAGCAGTAGCGTAAACAGTTGCTTTACTGTAGGCACGTTATCCCTTGGCACATCCAGTGTTACAGGGAACAGTCCCCCTAACCCAAAACGAGAGTAGATTATGAAGAAAGCACAAGAAATA